CCCATGAACTCTTCAGGATCAGTCGCCGTGTTACCGTAGAAGATCTTTTCAGATACTTCTTGGTTCATCGACTCCAGGTAGCCCATCGCCTCAGACAGACGCAGTGCGCCACGGTCACCAGCTAGTTCCAGCAAACGGCAGTCCACGGTGGACAGACCTTCTACGAAACCTGTGGTGTCCTCTACCTGAGTAGTGCGACCCTTGCTGTTTGGGATACCTTTGTAAAGCTTACCCCATGAAACAGATGGTAGACCTGCTCTCACGGTGTGCAAGTGAGTAGTACCTTTGTTACATTCAACCGCGATTGCATCTTCCAGAATCGGGTTCATTTCATTCAGGATCTCGATAACGGGTACGAAGTTGCCCATACCATCCTGTTGTTTGTAGACGTCAATCAGATCGACGTATGTTGCGCCAAGAGTAGCCATGCTGTTTTCTCCTGTGAATTAGCAGACTTACCCGTTAGGGTATAATTGTGAAACGCGGGTTGCTTCTGGTGATGTATTAGCTGCCGTAGCCCCTGGTACATCCTCCTGTGTCAGCTTCCCAACCTTTACCATGAATCGGATAACTTCAGGGTGGTTACCCACACCGTAATCATCCATTAGCTTCGTCAGTCCGTCAGTGCCGAACTTAGTCATCGCAGCCCGTGCAATACCGACATTCTTCTCGAAGTCGTCACCACCGAAATCTGGATCACTTTTCGACTGGTCAATCCAGTCGCCCTTCAGCTGATCGAACGCTTCAGCCTGCTCTGTTTGCCGCGCCTTGACTTGCTCCACCTGGAAGTCGACTAGTTTCTGCGCTTGCTCTTGGTTCAGGTTCAACTCTTTAAAAAGAGGTGTCGCTTGTTCCATGAGAGCGCCGTCTAACTCAATCCCTTCTGGGAGGTTAAAGTCGGCATACGACTCAGGAGAGGTCTGTTCCTCGCCAGCATCGCCACTGTCGGCACTATCGCCTTCAGTGACATCATCTGTAGCAGCGTCAGCACTAACGTCAGCAGCTACATCAGATTCAGTTGTGTCATCGTTGACTTCCGCACCGGTCAATACTGTAGTGGTATTGACATCAGTAGTCGTGTCAACGGTGTCAGTGTTAGTAAGATCTGGTTGATCACTCATCGTGATACTCCTTAATCATTCTCTGATACATGTCGATATTCACTTCTTTAAGTTCCTGATCGAGCCATGTACCAACGGAACGCATACCGCTGTTCCGTGCGTGGGTGTATGGGTCATTGTCGAACGTGTCACCGAAAGTGTTAGCACGTTCCAGGATGCGCATCAGTAACTTCCGCCCACCCTCAGTACGCATGATACCCTCTATTTCGAGAATTTCCAAATCTCTTGCATTATTCGTGCCAGACGACATAATCACCGATCCCTATTGAGCATGTAGTGTTACACGCTGTAAGCATTAATGAGAGTAAGCATAGCCCCAGCAGCTTCTTCATATCCGATTCCATTCGTTGCGTTAGTCCAAGCGGGCAGAGCCTCCGGCATCGCTGCACCAATCATTGCAGACATATACGCTAGATCCTCATGGAACTTAGCGTTATCGTCATACTTGCCGCAATACAGGCGGTAGGCTGGGTGGTTATGCATTGTATTCCACTGACCCATTGTGCCGTAAAGTGGAAGACGGTCAGGATTGGCTAGGAACTTAGCAAGCGCCCATGCTAGAGAATCGCCTTCTAACACCTCGCCTTCTGTATCGACAAACACATCACTAATGACAATATGTGGCTCATCAGTAGGCGCGCACTCACAGAACAGCGTGTTAAAACCGTCATGCCGAGCTGGTGTAGGGTGTTTAGCTATCAACCAACGGTAACTATCAGAGTCATGATCTACCGGGTAGAGTGGGTAAAGTTTCATGATGATGCCACCTCTAGTAGCTCTTTGACTGAATCTATACCGACAATGCCTGAAAACGGTGGGCTCCCATTCACTTGCCATCTAGCTGTAACTGAACCAGCTGTATCTACTGATGTGACGTTAAATGGATTCCCATCAGCAAAAACGTTTTGATTACCTATTAAGCCCCGTGTTGACCCACTAGCTCCTGTGACTATACCAACATTTGACCCAGAGCCTGAGAACATTGTCTTGTATACAGAGCCGCTGATAAGAATATTTGAGGACTGTGGAATCTCGCCTGAACCCTCAACGCCGGTAAATATGTACGCTGGCAACGTCCACAGCTCAACTCCCTCCCAATCACTACCAACCTGCGTGAATAGTTGAGACTCCACAACATTAACCGCAGTGCCGTTGTTGCCGCCGATTGAATCAATGATGGTGCTAGTCGTGCTCAGGTCTTCATCTAGCGCATAGAAACGATTGTCGCCGCCTGACTCGGTTAGGGATACGTTTGCTAGGTAGCCGTCTACAAAAAAACTACCAGCGTTTGACCCGATAGTTGTAAAGCTAACAGGATCATGAAACCTCTCGGCATCTGTTACGCCAACCTGTCCACTTGATGCGGACACAGAAACAACCTGCCCCTCCCATTTATAATTTATAGTTATAAGCTGATTTATTGGCAGATCGGAATCGAGCGTTACAAAAACAAACCCCGTAGAGTCTTGAATAACAATAGTAGACGCGTCAGTGAACCTAATAACATCACTTGATGTTATGTCTCCAAGTATTGTGTATCCACCCCATGATGAAACATATATATCAAACCTTATCTCAAAATCCCCACTAGCTGTCCAAGTGGGTATGGTGTAATACTGCGTAAGCGCTGAATTAAGTCGCGTAAAAAAGCGAGTGAGGGCAGACGCGCCGCCGAACAGCATCATCTGGTATATGAAAAACATCATATCGTTCATGGTGTTACACCGCTAGAATGTCGGTTGCTGTAGTGCCTGTAGCCTTGATGCGAATACTGTTGCCCACTGGTACCCATACGTTAGCAGGTACAGCAGTGATAGTGACAGTATCACCCCCGACCAGATCAAGTGCTACATCTCCACTGGTGCCGACCAGTATCATGTTCACATTCATCACTTCTGAATCACTCGGTGTGATGTTACGAGTAACACCTACATTAAAGTTTGCCATGGTTCTATCCTTACGCTAATCCAGCGTTTCTCATTACAGTTCCGAGCGCGTTATCTTCGCTCAATTCAGTTTCACTTGCTGACTTAGCTACCTGAGCCATGCCTTGTGCCTGCTCCATTGCTGCTGCCTGTGCTGCTGCCTGCTGCTCTGCTGCTGCACGTTGATTCGCTTCCTCATCGGATCTGACCATACTCGGGTCAACACCGATAGCTTCAGCATAATCATCGACGGACTGCATCGCGTCGAACTTATGACGTGCTTCAGGCCACACGGTGGCGATCTGACTGACGTAAGTTCCCATGCGTTCAATGCTACCCAAGGCTACCAGTTGCTGCGCTTGAGCCAACACCGATACATAGTTCACTTCTAACTCTGAGTTCTGCAGTGCTTCAGGTGGTACGGGTAGTACCCCAGCCTTCTGCAGTATGTTGAAGGTACGATCAATCAGTGGATCAAGTAGCTCATTGTGCAATCGTTCCAGTACAGGCCCAAGCATCAGCAACTTCTCTTCATGCTTCTCTGCAACCTCACGTGCTGTGATCTGACGACGGTCTGAGTTAGCCAGCATCAGGAACAGATCCTCGTAGAATGCCCTCTTGACTCGCATCTCAGCCTTATCATTTATCGCTTCCATAGCACCGAGGTCAGGTCGGAAGTCATAGATAGACCGCAGACCTTCTCCTGCGCTGTCCATAGCTACTACATCGTTCGGGCCCACGCCGTTGTTCTTAACCTTGTTGACCAGTGTTGCCGGACCCTGTAGTGGTGGCGACACGATCTTATCCAGTGCTTGATACTTACGCTTCTCACCGAGCTGCAACGCTTTGGTGTCGCCCAGTGCTGTCATACCTGGACAGTCAGTAGCGTAGATATCCTCACCTGCCAGATCCCAACGCGGTGTCAGGATAGGGAAGTCATCGAAACCTGACTGCAGCAGGAACTTATCTTCAGAGCTTTTATTGCTGTTCTTGTGATTCACTTCGTAATAGACAGAGCGGAACGGCATATCTTTAGCCATTGGACTCTGCTTATCACGGTCATCGTTAGGCTCGACCAAGTGAACCAGCTTAACCCACGACTCAGTGTTCCCGTCGCTCCACTGCTTCTTTACTGAATGTGAACAATTCTCTAGCCCGAACTGCTTCACGCACTGTGAGACAGTGATCTCATACTCACGGTAGAACGTATCAACATCGCCGCGCCCATCGACGCCGATGAAGTAGCTACCGACGGTGTAGGGTTTGCACCAGATCACGTTGTCGAAGTCATGGAACACACCCATTGTTGCCGTACCGAACACACCCAGCTCGGTGTACAGTGCATGTAGTGAGTTGTATACGTTCGACTGACTGAACACCCGGTAGATGAGCATCTGAACTTCATGGAGCCATTGCTTCACTTCAGCGTTCTCAGCGAGTGTCTTGTCAGCAGTACCGAGCCTGAACCACGGTCGCGCTGGTGATGTGATACCCGCCATCATTCCTGATGCCAAGGTACGTGACGCCATGCGACTGGTGTTGTTGTACGACTTGGTGTTGCGCTTGTAGCCTTTGTTCCGGTTAGACGTCAGGAACCTGCCACGATAGGACAGGTGATAGTCTGACAACTCTTGATACAGTGCGAAGAACGATGAACGCTCACTGCGTAAGTTCTCCAACCGTTTGTTGTAGCTCTTAATTGTTGCCATTATGCTATCCCGAATATTGCTTTGTCTAAGATGATGCCCTCAAATTCACCTTCAACGAAGGCGTTGTTCGAGTCAGAGGTAACATTAATCTTAATATCTGACTTCTCGTCTATAACCCCGCCAAACTCTCTACGGGTGGCTGATTTCTTCTCGAATACTTTGAGCGCTTTCTTTGTCTGGAACACTTCACCTGGCGGACGCACTTTTAGCTCGAACAATCCTTCTTTACCTTTACCGATGGATGCTTCAGTGTATTTTATGATAAACACTTTACCGGCTGGAACAGTCCATATAGCCATAAGCGACTGATTAAATCCGTTGTTCACTTGAGCTTGAATCGTTCCTCCAGCTGTCTCAGTCACAACTGTTCCTTCAGCACCTCCATTTGACCCTGCTGTCCGTATAATCATGCGATTACAGCGAATGTACTGATTAGCAGTTAACACAGGGACTACCCCGTTAAGCGTTACAATCTCGCTAATTGCATCATAATTAGCATCCAGACCGAAGATCTCAACAGTTCGCGCACCTGTTCCGGCGGCATTGTCATCAGCATCATCACTGCTTAATTGTAGTGTTTCAGCCGCTGTAAGAAATGTGTAATCGCCACCAACATCCCATAGGTCGATGGTGCTTAATGGGGCCGCAGCATTAACGCCGAACTTAGTTAATGGTGTAGCACCTTCAACCAATCCAGCTGCAACAGCAAGATCAAAACGGTTCGTTAGCAGTGCACCCATATCGACAGGTGCTCTACCATCTGGATGCTCAGTGACGACCAAGCTACCTTCATCGCACGTAGCCAACGCCCACACATTAGTGTCGTTGTACTCTATACGCCACGGAGCGGAGTCACCCTGCAATGGGTGGAACACCGGTGTACCTTTCACCGGTTGAGCCTCACTGAACACGATACGCACAGTCTCCTTCAACGCCTGCAGCGTGATGGGATTCTGACCGATATTGATCCGGGTATACGTGTCTGTGTTCAGATTAGCTACAGCGGTAGGCATCGTTTACTGACCCAGTAATGTCTTACGGCCAGTAGCAGCGCCATCAGCGACTCCACGTGTACTGGTGAGGATGGTACTTCCAGAACCTTGCCCTTGTGCAGCAGCGCGTCGACGCTTATCAGCATCCCCCGAACCCCCTTGAGTGGATACCGTAGGGGTTTGCGCCGCTTCAGGCAGGGCTGCTGCTGGAGCAGGGGCTTTTGGTGATGATCCCATACACATGGTGTGAACCTCAAATTCATTGCAACTTATGGGCCAAGTCTACTACATGAGTATTACATGTTGTCAAGAGGGTCATAGTTCGCACCGTTATATTCATCGCGAAGCCCTGGTAATCTATCGGCACGACCGCGAGGTGTCTCCCTCGGTGGAACGTCCTGCGCGAACGTCAACGCCAACCCGTCACCCCAGTCAGGGGAGTGCAGACCTCGCTTCTTCATGTCGTCCTTCGACTCGATGATCAGACGATCCTTCTTATCGTGTCCGAACTCCCGCCACGTCAACTCATTCTCCAGCTCAGTCTCATCAGGGATAGCACCTCCATCCATGAGCCACTGACGCATTCGATACCACATCTCGGACGCTTTGTTGGCGTACTTCTTGTCATCATCAGCCTTGCCACCGAAATGTACGCCGACGCAGTGGTAGCCTATCTGATTCAGTCGATCCAGTATTGGACCGCCGATACCCGTCTCATCGATGAACGTCACATCAGGCTTATGTCGATCCAGTATCATGGTCATCAGGCTGACGACCTTCATGCTGTTACGCGACTTATCGCCCGGTATGCGGTACACCTTCTCCGACTTGTTGTCCTTTCCTCGTCGCAGCACGATGAAGCAGTTATCCGCTCCACCACGCGCGACGTCGAAGCCGCAGATCAGTGGGTCATCACCCATGTACCGTCCGGGTCCACGCTTCATTGCTTCACTGACGACATCGCTCGGGATCAGCTGAGAGTCACCTGCTTTCGGGAACTTACCCAGTATCCGCACTCGCACACGGTCTGAGTCAATACCGTAGTCGTCGATCTGCTCACCGATGTACTTCTTGTTCGTCATCTTGGCTTCACGACTGTCGATCTGTCGTGTCACCCATCGATGCTTCTGCCCGTGGAAGCACTCGAAGAACTGACCGCTGTTCTTAGTCGGGTTACCAAAACAGAAGTGCATCGGCTCCCCGTCGGTCAGACCGCCTGATGCAACCTCCCAAATCTTCTCGGGGATCGCTGAAGCCTCATCGAACAGATACCACGGTGTGCTGTCTGCACAGTGCAGTCCTGCGAATGCCTCACTGTTCTCTTCACGACAGGTCTGAGCATCGACACGCCACGTGTCACCGAAACGCTTATGGCTGATGCTCATGGTGTTAGATTCAAACCAGTGACCCGTGATGCAGCGCTGACGCCACTTGGCTAACTCCGCCAGGGTCTTTGTACGCAGCTGGTCACCGGTGTTGGCTGTCACCACGCCTTTTGAGTGTGGCCGGGTGCTCATCACCCAGAGGATCAACCACGCTGACAGTGCACTTTTTCCGATACCATGTCCCGACGACACCGCGACGCGCACAGGATCAACAGGATCAACACCGTTGAACTTCCGATCTGTGATACCCGCAGCGATGTCCGTCATCACGTCACGCTGCCACTTGTCGGGACCATCGAAGCCCTGAAGGTCGCCCTCACCCCAGTCGAATGCAAACATCACAAACCCAAGAGGGTCGGCGTAGTACTTAGCTACTTCTTCGGTTAGCTGTGCTTCGATGTCGATCATAGGAACGTAATCACCTCTTCCTGCTCCTCAGCTTCAATCTCAGGGACGATAGCGTCTGGGATGCCTGCTGCTCTCGCTCTACCCTTACGCAGCCTCTCAACCAGCTCTGAGTCCGTCGCAAGGTCAACCTTCTGTGCAGCGAACGCATCCACCATGGTGTGCTTCATGACCAGACCCAAGGCTGTGTTACTGGCAGTGATGTTTCCCCTCTGTCGTGCAATGAGATGGTTGTCCACCGCTTCCATCAGCGCCCACTCAGCGTCGATGTGCGATACTTCCAACCTGGACGCCACGATCTTACTGATGGACTCCTGCACGTCCTCACGCTGCAGCAGAGACGGTCCTGTGTCGGATTCATAACCGACGACCACAGCAGCACGTCGCGCGTTGTAGTCTTTGCAGTACTCCACCACGAAGTTAGCATGTCGAGCACTCAGCCCCTGTAACTCTCCTATTGAAATCTTCTTAGCCATAGGTCCACCGTTAATTGAACTCACAGTTTACACCTGTTGCACACATCGTGCCAACTACTCTGTTTCAGGAATGTTCCACGGCACCGCTCACCGTGCTTGTACACTCTTTTCACCGAGTAGTGCTAAATACTCCAGAATTGCAGAGTTGCATATAGACCATCACCGATCTTAAGAATCTCTATATCTGCAATAAAGTGTACAATTTCCTCCAACTGCTCTACAGCCCCCACCGATCGTGACTGGGAAAC